AGGTGCGGATGACCTTCTTGATGAGGTTGATGCAGTCCAGCTCGCTGTAAGGCGTCCCGATCAGCCCCCGCGCCGCGCGGATGGCTTCTTCCGCCTGAATCATCGGGTTCACCCCCCTTGCGTCACTCCGTCACGAGGTCTTCGCAACCGCTGTCAATCAGGACTTCCTTGACCTTATCCTTGAGCAGGCGCGGAACCTGCGCGTAGGTCTTCTTGCCAAGCATAATCTGCTGTGCCCATAACATAGCCATCATATCTTCTTCCTTTCCGCTCATCACGAGCAATCCAAAAATTTTAAGCATATACAATCTCGCTCATCTCGAGGATGCATTGCAGTAGGGTTTCGTTCTGGTCTTCGAGCGCCTTAATGCGCTCCTCTTGCGTCGGTTGTGGCTCTCCCGGTTCCGGCACTTCCGGTTCGACGTACACGCTGCCATCGTCGGAGAGCTGCACCGCATTATCGAGCACGCGGTAAATAGTTGTGTAGCCGCTGAAATTGCCGAGCTGGGTCACACCATCCATGCGCCAAGTTGTAAACCCTGTCGTTGGCGCGTTGGCAATACCGTCAAGCTCAATAACATGATCGTTAATGCGCGTGAAACCTGCTTCCAGGAATTCATCTGCGCCATTAGATTTTATTTTAATCATACATTACCCCACTTAAAGAGCCTTCCAGTCGACTTGTTTATTGCCATTTATTTGCGTGCCCGAATATGCTGTTCCATCAGAGGAAACGCCCAAATAGTAAGTATCGCTGACAAAACTTCCCAGCCAACTGCTTCCGGTAATACGGATAAACCCACCATAGTCAGCGGGCACTGTATTGCCTTTATTTTTCTCTGTGTAGAAACCGCCTTGCTTCAATGATGTAATGTCGTTCTTGATTGTTTTGACAGCTGCCGCACCAGCTACTTTATTCGTCAGATCGGTGCTTGCAAGGATTTCCTCGAGCGTGAGCGCATCAGATTGATCAACTTTAGCATTAAGCGCTTCTCCGACCTTTTGCGCGTCCGCAGCCTCTCCCGCTTGCGTCAGCGTCGCGTCCGTGCCGGAGAGCGCCCCAACGTCCGCCGCTGTCAGCTCGACTTTTCCCGCGCTGTCCGGGGTCTTGCCGTTGATCGTCAGGCTCCCAATGTTCCCCGTGTCGCCGCGCGGGATCGTCAGCTCGATCACCGGCGCTTCCGCCGTGCCGGTCTGCTTGACGCTCGCCGCCGTGCCCGGCTCGCCGGTCTTGACTTGCACCGTGATCTGAGGGGTTGCGCCCGGATCGCCTTTATCGCCTTTCGGCAGGCCAAGCACGATATTGTAGTGTCCGTCGACCTCGGTCAACTCTGCCGTCGGTGCAGCGCCCGCCGCAAGGCCGGTCGCCGTGATGGTCATGTCGTCGATCTTCGTTGCGGCTGCTGATGCTGCGGAAGCTGCGGATGTGGCCGCATTTGCCGCACTGTTGGCCGCTGATGCGTTCGTGTCAGCCGCGCTTGCTGCTTGCCTTGCGCTGGTTGCTGCGGAGTTTGCTGCCGATGCAGCTTGATTTGCGGCCTTCGCCGCCGATTCTGCGGCGGAAATCTGCGCCAGAAGCTCATCAAGCGACGGGATAACGTTTTCCTCGTCAACAATCGCGTTCGTCATGCTGCGAACGACATAGCCATTTCCCCAAAATACCGACTTTCGGCTTTCACCGATAGAAACCTTAATGATGAGGTTAAAGTTGCCGACGACGTAATAGCAGCCCTCAGAAAGCGTGAGGGTCACGATATTGCCGCTGATCGCTCCCGTGATGGGAACGGTATACCCGTCCGCGCGGATAAAATAGCCCTGAGCGCTTGCGCCGCTCAAGTCTATTTCTTCGGCACCTCGGTAGAGGGAAAGCTCGAAGATATGCGCGTCCTTGTCGCCTGACGCATACAGCGACTTTAGCGGGGTCATCTGGATTTCAGCGTCAACGTCAATTCTGCGCTTGAATACGCCGAGATTCAAAGGTCATCACTCCTTTACCAGCTTAACAAACACGCTGCCGTTTTTGTTGCGCTGGATGGTTGCAAGTTCGGTAAAGTCTTCATAGACTTCGGTCACGCCGGGTTTTGTTTCGTCCGTCTTTTCGATTTTGCTGTTGCCTTCAAAGTCGGCGGCAATTTCCGACAGCAGCCGATTATCAGGGAGTTCAATCATCAGACTTCCAGATTCGTCAGTCGGGCCGAACGCCCAGTTTACATCAAGCGTCTTGCCCTTGCTCGTCGTGATTTTCATTTTCGATTTCCTCCTTCTGAGCCTTTTCAATCGCGTCAACGCAATCATTGATTGAGCGCATCGCGCCCGCAAGCAATTCAGCGTCAGCACCAAGCACATGGACACGGGCAAGCGCTGCGTTCACGTTGCGAAGAAGTACGTTGATTTTCATGTTTCCTCCTATGCCATCAAAAGTGTGAATGTGTCAGTGCTTACGCTGGCGCACTCGTAAAACTCCATGCTTGTTGTGCCCGACGGAGCCATTGCATACCGTTTTTTTCTGGTCACGCCGGTCACGACCGTCACGCTTTCCCAGCGCGCCTGTTTTCCGCCGATATTGATACTGCTAATCTCCGCATAGTTGGCGCTCAAAGATTTAGTATTCAGGGCTGCTGTTGTCACGTATGAGCTATCGGTGATTTTGATCTCCGCAATTTCCGCGTTAAATTTGGACATCGTAACATATCCATTCAGCGCGATCTTGTCCGCTTTCAGCTCGATTTTGCTTTCTGCCGCGCTAATGTTGATTTCCGCACTTGAGACGCGCTCGCCTAGATCGGTAACGGTTTTGCTGTCTGCCTTTATCGTAACCAGACCACCCCCAGCGGCGGTTGCAGTGATGGCGGCGTTCACGTCCTCAATCTTGTTGTGCCGACCGACAAGCATTGAAACCAAACCGCCGTTGTCGCTTGATGCGGTAATCAAGGCGTTAATCGTCTCAGCGTCTCCCGCACAATTTCCCGTGATCGCTTGCTTCGTCGCGTATAGATCGGCGTGATTCTCCTCAATCTTCACGCCGGCCACTTTAACCCAAGCCTCCGTTGCGCTCGTGAAGGAATCGGTCTTTTTAAGCATATCGAGCACGGACGTTTTCGACAGGCCGGTGCCCTTGCCGCCGCCGATATACTTTTTTGTGCTGTTCTGCGACGATCCGCCGGTAACGGTGTTGTCCAGCCGCACGAGGTCTTCTGCCGTGTCGCGGATGTTGCTCGCAAGCGTCAGCCTTACGCCGCGCGGGTCGCCGTAAACGTCGGTGATGCTGTGCACAAGGATTCGCTCTTCCATCTTCACGTCGTAATCAGGGAGCGCAAGCCGGAAAAGCCGCCCGATTCGGAAGGAATCGAGGCTTTCCCCTGTCGCGGTCGCCAAATCAACGCCGTTGATCTCAATGTTGATTCGCGGGTTTTTGTGGTCTTCGAGGTATCGCACGATGTAGCTTTTCAAGCTCTCAGCGGTCACGCCTTCTCCGGTGGTGATCGTTTTCGTAATGATGCCCCACACGCCGACGGTCGAGCTGTCAATGTAGTGCGGCTCTGGGAGGCTCTTGCAGTAAATCCGCGTGCAGAACTCGTCATCGGATATCGAGACGCTGACGCTTTCAAGATTTCGGCTTAGCCGCCCCTCACAGCTCGCGGTTGTTTCGACCGATACGACGTTCACCCGCCACGGGAAACCGTGTGTATCGTCAAATTCGAGCGCGTAGCCGTCTTTCTCGTCGCCGACCACTTCTGTCATCGCCGACAGGATGTTGTTGCAGTCATACGCATATTCGATGCTTGCGCTTTTTGCGCACGTGCCGAGAATCCAAGGCTTTTGACCGTTTATGAGCGTCGTCTGGTTTGCCAGCATCGCCGCCAGCACTTCGGCGCATGTTCCGCTGTACTTCCCCTCGCCGGGGATGATCGCGTCGCCGAGAATCGCCGCGCTGTGCTCCAGGTCAACGTCTCCTGTGATGACATAGCACTCAGACGCGCCAGAAACTCGGTAGAAGCCCGCGCTGCCGTCGATGGTATAAAGCTCTACCCACGCATGGAAAGGCGCTCCCTCGCCCGGAGGAAGCGTCATGGAAGCATCGTGCGGCGGTACAAGCCGCTCGTTGATGGACAGTGTGACGGGATGGAGGCGGCACACCTCGCGGAGCTGCGCGTCAAGAAGACGCGGAAGCCTTACGCTCATGTGTAATACCCCCTCACGCCGAATCTCGTCTTTGCTTTTCCGTCCGTGGAGACGGACAGCTTGCCAAACTTCCCGGCTTCAAGCCGCAGCTCGTCGCTTGATTCTGCTGTCCGCTTGCTCAGTACGCTTTCGCTTCCGATTCGCGCATAAAAAACGCCGTGTTCGTCCGTTCCGACTTCCAGCGCCGAGCCGGAAGGGAGCGCAAGCCCGGAGAAGTGCAGCGCGGTTTGTCCGGCTGTCAGGTCTACGGTCGTGATCGCGTCCGTTCCGGCATTGGTCACGCTTGCCCACACGCGGGAATCGTCCGCAAAGCCAGGCGCAATCATTTGAGCTTCGCCGTTCCCGTCAACCGTCGCGTTTCGCGGGTATTCGCTCTCCCAGAATGGGATCTCAAAAGCCGTGAACGTCGCCGTCAGGCTGTTTGTCCAGCGCAGAGCGGAGAAGTTCGGCAGGGTCTCGCAGATGACGTGCAGCCGCCTTTCAGGCCGGTCATTCGTCGTCAGAATGCCGCCGAGAATCGCCCACTCTGTCACTTTCTCCGCGATGAGGGCGCGGCGAACGGTGTTCTGCTCGTGGATTTCAAATTTTACCTCGACGCTCAGGCTGTTCGTCGTGCGCTTTGTGATTCGCTGTCCGCTTCGGCCTGCAAGCGGTGTCGTCACAAGATCGCGCACGGGCGAAACGGTGCTCACGTCAAGCACATAGATTGCCGGGTCGATGCTCGACAAATCAATGCCGTTCAACCGGCAGGCGTATCTCGTCATCATACGTTTGCATACCTCATAGCTCTTGCGCCCTTGGCAATGTTGCGGCTCACGCGCTGCGTCACAAGATCGCCCACTCTATCCGCGCCCATGTACACGCCCACGCCGTCCAGCGCTTCGCGTACAGCGACAGCGACGGCTTGGCTGATGCTTTCCGCGCTGATACCGCCGACGTTTCCGGCGCGGTACGCCGTCGCATCGGCACGATTCAGCACGGTTTCTCCGGCGTGGAGCTTGGCGACGAAGTTGTCATACGGCACATAGTCAAGGCCGGTCGCAAAACTGCGCCCTGCACCATAGTTCTTACCCTTTCCCCAGTTCGACGGGTTAATCCACGCGGAATCCCACGCGGCAGAGGCCGCGCCAGCAACGCCGCCGCTCTCCCAGCCCTCTTGGATGGATTTAATGCCCTTTTCAGCGTTTGTGGAATTAAGGCTATCGACAAACGCGCTCCACGCGGATTGAATGCCAGAGACAAGACCTGCGATTGTTTCAAGCGCCGCTGTCACGCCGCTCATAAACCCTTCCGGGACGTGCGTATTGATAAAGTTTGCAAACGCTGTTTTTGCCTTGTCCGCCCATCGCTTGATATCTTCCCAGTGCGTGATAATCAGAGCGAGAACGCCGGAAACGAGCAGAAGAGGCGATTTCATGGCCATCCACGCGGTAACAATGCCGCCAAGAACAACCGCTGCCGTTTGAAAGAGAGGATCATCAACAAAGGCGCTGAAATCCTCAAGAAATCCCTCTACGTTTTCGGCTGTCTCCTTGTCAAAGCCGTTGAAAAGCAGCGCCAAGAAGTCCACAACGCCCGTGAAGATCATGCCTGCAATGTTGCCGAACGAGCTGGCAATATCAAAGAGCGCCTGCGCGGTGTCGCTCGGCTTTTCTTTACCGCTGCTCCACGCCAGAATCTTGTCCAGCAGATCAATAACGCCGTCAAAGACCCAGCCCGTCGCGTCTGCCAGACTTGCCGCAAGCATACCGGCGCGCATTTGAATTGTTTCGTCGGTGAGAAAAGCCGTCGCTTTTTCGATTGCCGGAATCAGATTTGTTCTGAAACTATCGCCAATCTTTGGCATGATTCCGTCTGTTCCGTATAGCGCGGAGTTGAGATTGCCGACCACGGTTTCCCATTCGTGGCCTTCTCTTGCCGCCTGCCCGATAACGCCGGAAGCGGTATACATCTCGTCAACGACGTTGAGAAGAAGATTCTGTTTCTGCGCCTCTGTGAGTTCAGACCATTTCTTCCCGTATACTTCAAGCGCTTTCGATGCGCGTGTAGATTCGGAGATTTGGAGACCGATTGAATCGCCAGCCTCTACATTTCCGCGCAGAAACGATCTCAGCCTTACGTCTGCGTCTTCAACGCTGATGTTATACGCGGCTGCGCCGTCAGCGGCGAGGCGGACATATTTATCCATCATGGATATAGCTTCCGCCGCGTCCACGCCAGCGCTCCTAAACTGCATGAAGGACGACGTGCCAACGCCTTTAAGCCTTCCGGCCAGAATGTTTGTGTCCTTGCTGATCGTGTCAAGAGCGCCACTTGCGGCAGATTCCAACTCGCCGAACGTCTGACTGGCAAGAGAATCAAGGGCTTCCTTGTCTGCGGAGGACACAATCGCTTTTTTCACGATGTCGAAAATCTTAGAAAACGCGCTTTTAATCCCGTCGGCCAGCAGTTTGGCCTTCGCAAGCGTCCACGCGCTCAGGCTCTCCATCTTCGATTTTCCGTTGCTTTCGACTGCGGAAAACATGCGTTCCCACAACGTCTTATTTCTTTCCGTTGTCGTCTTCGTCGCGCTTTCCGTTCCCTTGGTCGCGTTCTTGATGCCTTCTCCCGCTTCCTTGGCCGCATTCTTTACGGATTCGGACGAGCGCCCGATACTCTGAGCGGCAGTTTGCGCATCGTTTTTAGCCTTTAGGATGCCCTGCTCGTATTCTTTCGAATCAAGGCCGATCTTGGCTACAAGCGTAAATAAATCCACGCTTTACCCCTCCCCTCTTTCTTTTTTTCTTCTCTCGTGCTCGGCGATCAGATCGTCAATGATCTCCTGACCTGTTCGGTTATCCTGTTCCACCAGCCCGACAAACTCTTCGTAGCTCACGGGTTCGTTCCCCATCGCCTGACAGATGGCGGAAAGCATCTTCGCGCTGTACACGTCGCCCAGCCACTTTTGGCGGTCATCTTCCAAAAGGTCGGAGAGTGCCGCGATTGTCGGCGGTGCTCCGTGCCTGTAAATCGCCGCCGTTACAGCTTTCCGACCGTATGCACGGACGACGTAAAAAAATCCATCAGGTCGGGATCTGTGAGCGCGTTTTTCAGTTCCTTGATGGTCTGCATGCCATTCTGACTGCGGATTTCCTCAACGGTTTTGTCGTTGATTGCCGCCAGAATCGCGAACGTGTCCTCCCGATGATCACCAAGCAACAGCGGAACGAATTTTCCGATCATCATAGAGGTCTGCTGGATGTTGTTCATGCCGCTTTTGCTCAAATCGGCGATTTCTTGGAAGGTTTCCGTTGTCTTCTTATCAAAGCCGATCCTCTCAAGCGGTTCTGCGATTTTGCAAAGACAGACAGACAGTTCTTCGCCGTTCATCTCCGAAAGTTTCATCTTCTCACCTCAAAAAAGAAAAGCGCCGAAGGCAAAGCCCCCGGCGTGTTGTTACTGCGCCGCTTCGTCAAAAAAGTAGATCGCGCAAGGCGCGTAATCGTTATTCTCCACGGTGTCCTGATAAGCGTGGAACTCGACCGGGAGCGTTCCCTCGCCCTTGTCGCTGAAAGTCAACGTCACGCCCGTGTTGTTCAGCGCGTTGTCAAGTGCGATGGCGACAAGCCCCTTGGACGTATTCCCGAACCAGACGAGATTCTGGATATAGTCGCCGTCCTCGATATTGGTTCTCAGCTTGATTGTGGTCTTTTTGCCAGTCGTGAAAGACTTGTCCTCGGTCTTCTCAGCCGTGCCGAGTGCAAGCACGAAGTTATCCGGCGTGATCTCCATAAGCGTCGCGGTCAGCTTGATATCCCAAGCGTCAACAACCGTGCTGCCCTTGAACTCATACCGCTTTCCGTCCGCCTCGATGCTGCGCATGGTCGGAGACGCGGTAAACGTGCCGCCGCCTCGCGTCGCGCCCAGCGCCTTTGTGCCATCCTTAATGGCGGCGAAAAGGGCTTCTTCGAGCGCACTGTATTCGGTGTAGGTACTCAGGTCAAAATTTTTGAGAAAAGCACCCGCGTTGAGCTGCAACCGCTCAAACGTCTGCGGTCTGACAGCCGTAACAGGTTTGCCCATTTATATCACCTCGATTGATACGAATTGATTTGAAAATTGAGATACGCGACTTTGATCTCCGGGTTTGCGATGGGCTGATACTGCACCAACGGGTCAGCGGGGCGAATGGCGACATAGCCGTTCGCCGTCGGAAGCATGAGCAGCTCACCCACCGCCCTTGTGATCTCGTCAACCTTGGCGCATATGCCTTTGTAGCTCTCCGACCGATACCACACGCGCGCCTGATGGCTTGCAGCGTTTCGCCAGTCCGGCTCAATGACGGTGTAGGTGATATATGGGAGTTTCGCGTTCTCCGGCACGTTGCTTTCCGGGTATGCGTCAAGGCCGAACCTGGAATAAAAGCTGTATAGTGCCTTTGCCGTCTCGGTCATGTCGGAAGCTCCCACCTCTCAGCCGTCACTTGCTCAAAGTCAAACGTTGCCACGTCGGGTGGTCTGCTGTCGGTGTAGTCGCTTGTCACGCGGAATATTGCTCCGTCAGAAACGCGGCGGAAAACCTCGTGATACTCAAGCGCAACACCTCGTGCCGTCGTGATGGTGTAGACGCTGGAAACGCCCTGCTTCTCGGCGACACGCGCTTGCAAACTCTGATCTTTGACAATCGCCGCGTCGAACTCGTCACCGTCCGTCCAGCTCGTTTCAAAGCCGCCCAGTCCGTCAGGGACGCGCTTTTTTTCCAGCATCACGCACGACTGCAAATATCCATCAATCAGCTCTGCGTTAATCATCGCTTATCCTCCGATAAGGGGTAAGGCGGGAGGCAAAAGCCCCCTGCCAGCCCGTCGGCGCACCAGTCGTGCCGGATGCGCGGGAGTAACTGTAACCGCCGAAACTCTCAGAAACCTTGTCGGTCACCGGGTTCTTTTCCGTGTACGCTGTGATTTCAATCGCAAGCTCTCTGACGCTTTTCGGAATTGCCAGCGCCCAGATTTCGCCCTCGAAGGTTTCATCCGTCAGTGTCTCGCCACTCTGATAGACGTGCAGCCCATCGGAAAACACGCTGCCCTTAATGCGGTAATACTGTCCCGGTCTCAGAAAGTCAACGTCAGGGATGCCGGAAGCGATGGTGAACGTCCCAGCGTCACACCTGACGGGAAACCAGTTTCGCAAGTGCGTCAGCACCGCTTCAAGCATCTCCATAGCTTACTCCTTAGCCGCCGACAGACGGAGTGCCCTTGGCCGACGCCTTGGCCGCTGCCGCAGCGGGCTTGGTGAACGTCGCAACCGCGATGCCGTCCAGATACTCCGCCCAGAGCTTCATGCCCATCAGCGCGTACATGTCGCCAGTGGCGCGGCTGTAATCGCCCTCGGCGTGAACGCCGATCAGGTTGGTTTCGCCCTTGACGGTATAGTTCAGCCCCAGCTTGCCAAAGTCGCTGTCGCCGGGGTCGATGTAGTACAGGTCGATGTTTTCCACCGGAGTGGCGATGACTTTGTTCTGAGCGATATACTTGGTCGGCAGAAGGAAAAGGGTACGGTAGCCTAGGAAGTTCTCGATGTAGTTCACGCCGAAGGCGGTCTGCACGGTGATATCCTTGTCGCCGAGGTAATCATAAGCGTCAAGGATGTTGGTAAAGCCCACGACCTCGGTCACGTCCTTGTCCATGCCAGCGAACTTCTCAAGCACCTTCGCCTTGCCCATGGCAAGCGCACGCTGCCAGCTCGTTTCGCCGGTCACTTTCAGCGAACCGGTGCCGAGGAAAGTGTAGAAGTCGGTCAGAACCTTCGTTTGCAGGGCGTTGATGAACGCCTCGTCGGTCTTTTCGACGGCGACTTCCGCGCCGTACTTGGCGACGCTCTCAATGCTGACGCTCTTGGCGTACTTGGCAACCTCGATATCGCCGTAGGTCGTGGGCGCAACCTTGAGCTGGGTGAACGGGATTTCTTCGCCCTCACCCACGCTCGTACCACCCTCAAGAGTGCCGTCAACCGTCGCTTTGTAGGAAATCAGCTTCGTGCCGGGGGTCTTGCGAATCGGGCGCATGATGCCCATGATCTTTCTCAGCGCATCCCAGTTGTCAGAGAAACGGGTAACAAAATCGACCTCTCGCGCTTCGGTGGTAAACTGCGCGGCGGTCGTCAGTCCAGTTTTAGCAGCCATATTCTAGCTCCTTTCGGTCATTCGGATTCAGCCGCCATGCTTTCAGCAAGTGCCTTTTGGCGTTCTGCCGTAGAAAGCAGATAGCGGCCTTTATCGTCTTTCTTGTAGATTTCTTCGCGGCTCATCTTGCCGCCGCTGTGAGGCGGGTCGGCAGGGTCAGCACCGTCCGTTCGTTTCTTCGGAATGAAGTCCGCATAGTCGGTCTGGATGCCCTTCTTCACGCCGTCAGCGTCTTCCAGTTTTCCGTCTTTGACCTTCACTGCGGAAAGATCAGTCAGACGAACGATGCTGTCAGCTCGCTTTCCAGTGATGCCCAGCGCGTTAAGCTGCTCCCGGTACAGTCGCTCGGCCAGTGCCGCCGATTCTTTGGCGTTCTGGTCGTTCTTGTACTTTTCAAAAGCCGCGTGCTCGCTGTCATACTTGCTTTTGTAGTCCTCTCCGCCGCCGTTGGCTTTCAGATCGTCCAACTCCCTCTGAACGCCTTCCAGCTTCTCAGCGTCGGCTTTGTAGCCCGCCATCTGGCTTTTCAGCCCGTCAACGGTTTCCGTGTGCGCCTCAACCACGCTGTCAACCTGTTCTTCGGTCAGACCAAGCGCCTTGAGAAATTTTCTCGTGAATGCCATGTTTACGCTCCTTTACTTCGGGGGCTGTTCTTCGCCCTTCGCTTTATATGCAAACGGCGGTACTTTGCCGTTTTTGCCAAAAGAAAAACCGCTGTTCTCAGCGGTGTTTGTCAATTTCCTTGTTTGCCTTTGCCCTGATTTTCTCGATCTTCCGCGCCAGTGCGCGTTGACCTTGCCTTGTGCCGGACGCGGTTTCTCGCGCATGTTTGATCTCTTTTCGCGCTCCACGGCGGATTTTCTCGCGCCTAAACCACTTGATAAGCCCCATTTTTAATCTCCTGACAGCTCGTCTCGCATGATTTCCTTGTATTCTTCTCGGTGATCTTCAATCGCGGGTTTCAGATAGTGATGTGGTCGCATAAACGATTTACCGATTCCGCTTCCCCGCGTCGTCGTGAACTGTTCCCATTCAGGTGGTGCCTCGAAGTGCGAACCCGTGCCCAGCTCAACATACGGTGCATACTCGACGTTGCTTCCCACGCTCACCACGTCATCATCAACCCTGTGAGTGATGCTGTTTTTAAGTGTTCCGCCGATGTACCCTTTCTTTCCCGTGCTTTCAACCGTTCCGACGGGACACTTGTCTTTTGCGTATGTTTCAGCTTTCTGACCGATGGTTTCAAGCGCCCGCGCCTTTGCGCGTTCTAGCCCTGCCAGAAACGCCGCGCTGTTGTCGATCAGGTTTCCCGCCATTGTGCGCCTCCTTCCATCCTGCCCACTCCGCGTAGGTTCTGAACGGTATCGTTTCGCGGGTAATGTTGTCGAGCCGCGTCTCATTTCGCGGCGGATACTTGTGATTGTACGACACGAGCGCACACCGGCAGTTGTATACATTCGCGGGTCTTGCGTTGGGGTCGCCCGGACACATGATCTCGCCCAGCTCGCTTTGAAACGGCTTGTCTACGTCTACGCGCTGCCCGTCAAGCATAGCGTGAGAATGGCGCGTGTGGTTGTCCAGCGTCGCCCGCCACTCCTTTTGCAGCTTGATACCCAGCTTTGCCGCCTGATGATAGCTTTCGATTCGTCCCGCATTCTGTGCGTAGGTCATCGCGGTTCTCGCGTGTCGCCTTGCGCTGACCTCGTTCGCCGTCGTCACGCGCTGCAATCGCTTCACGACCTTCTCAAGCGGTTCGCCTTGAATGATGCCCTGCGTGATCTGCTGCGTGATCTGCGTATGATTCCATCGCTTGTCTACCGGTATATCCACCTTTGACGGCGGCAGAAGGTCGGGCTGGTCGCGGATAAGCTGCTTGACGGTTGATGCGTCGTATAGCTCAAAGCCCATGTTTATCCGTGCGCCCTTCTCAAGCGTGTAGCTCGACCAGTTGGCATTATAGGCAAACGCTTCCGGGGTCGTGTCGTTGATGATCTGCATAGCAAGCTCGTTGCTATGCGTCAGTGTCTCCGTCATGTTGGAAAGCATCTGCCGCCAGCGCTTGCCTTGGAATACTTGCCCCGCCAGCCAATCGCGGTACGTCTCTTGCGTGATCTCTCCCGCTTCGAGCTGCGCACGGTACTTTTTGTCGTCCCTGCGAAACTTTGCGATGAACTTGTCGAGTTTGCGCTGAATATCAGCCGCCGCGTCGGTGTACACGTCGCGGATGCGCCGCTCTAGCTCTTCGATTTGCTTGTCAGTCCACCGAACCGCCTGATCTGTCACTCGTCATCACCAGCATTTTCTTCATCGCCACGCACAAACCGCCCTTCCGTTTCCTCGTCCAGCCGCGCCATGATTTCCGGCACTTTGTCGATGTAGATATTCGGCAGATTCTCAAGGATCGTCTGTCTGTCGAGATATGGTGCTTCGAGCATGAGCATTTGAACCTGTTCAAGCTGGTTGCTGATGCGGTTTCGCTTGTACGTCGGGAAAACGTCATCAGGAACGCCGACGAGCGCCAAAAGCTGACGGATGCACATGGTCAGTTGATACTCAAAATCATCCGCGTTTTGGTCGAGGGTTTGATACGCGGCGTTGATCTCCGTCGCGGTCTTGCTTCCGGCTTGCACAGTCTGTGCGTCAAACGCGCCGAAGTTGCGGTAGATGTCATCCTTGATCTGCGCAAGGAACGCGCTTCTCGATGCGCTCGGCGGCTCTTGCGTGTACGGCGTGATCTTCCCGCCGTCCTGCGTGTCTGCCTCCGCGATATGCGTAAGTTTTAGCCTGTCGCGGAACTTGGTCAAATCCGCATCCGACATGCCGCCGTAGTTTTCGACGAGCCAGTAGATTTGACTGCACTCCGATAGGTCGTTTGCGAAATCCGAGCATACAAGGTCATATGCGTCAATCGCTCCGCGCATGCCGACAAGCGTTGACTGGTGCAAATCGCTTCCCCAGAGCGGCACGATAGGCAAACCGCTGTAATTCTCGCCGCCGACGATAGTTTCCTCATCATCAATCGCGGCTTTCTGCACGGTCAGCTTGTACGCGCGTTTCGGCTGGTCGATCTTATAATCGTCGCCTCTTTCGGCTTTGTAGACGGTGAAACCGTCCTCTTCGTAAAGCACGGCATAGCCGGGGTGATTGTCATCAATGCGCCAGTAGCGCACACCAGCCCGCAAGGCGCTGTTGCGCTCGTCCCAAAGCGGCGCGAACTGATACGCAGGAAAGCGGTGCAGATGGTCAACGTCGAGAAACACATAGCAAACGCCGTGAATCAGTGCCAGATACGCCGCGCTCGAAATGTCGGTGTCAAAGTCCTTTCCCAGCTTTTCCTTCACGCCGTCGCGCGTGAACGTCACACCGTTGCCGAGTGAGTACGTTGCGCGCTGCTTGTTGAGCTGTCGGAAGAAGTTAGACGCGATTTGATGGTTACTCGCAGTGTGATCCTTCACTTTCATTCCGTTCAGCGCGTACAGGAGCGGCGCAGCCTGCATGATGGTCTCGTTTCTCTGCGCGTCGTATTTATCGGCAGTCCGCGCCGTCTCGCAGAACTCGCTCGATTTGTGCTGGAAAATAAGCTGCTTGATAGCTGCAATGCGCTGCTCGTCGCTGTCTCCGAAATCGACGAAATCCTGATACGTGACGATTCTACCCATCGGGCTATCACCTCCTTATGCGAAAAATGGGCTTTTATACTCTTCTTTTGGCTTGACAAGCCGCATGGTGCGAACGCCATAGCGCAGCGCGTCCATTAAGTGATCATTGACCTTGATCGGCTTGTCGTCCGCCTTGTCATCCCAAACATAGCCGTCAAACTCCTTGCGTAGTTCCGGCAGATTGTCGAAAATCCGCACGTCTCCGCGCTGCATGCAAACCGCAACGTCGCGGATGCCGTCCAGTACGTCGTTATCTGCCTTCCTAACACGGAAGGCAAGCCGTGAGCGCCTGAGTGCCGCGATGAACGATGCAGCCGAAGGGTCAATGATCGTCATCACGCCGCGCCGCTGGTCTTCCGGCAGGCTCTCGGTGACAAACCGCTCCATGTCGCGCACATAGTCCTCATCGGTCTTTTGCACCTGTGTGTCGCGTCCTGAGTAGCGATATTCCCGGAAAATATGCCAAACGCCCTCGCTTTTGCCCCATAGCAGAGCAGCGAAGGCGTTTTGTGTGCCGTAGTCGATAGAAATAAAAACATCACGCCAGCGCGGCGGCGTGAACGGTGTTTCGAGCGCTGAGGAATAGCCGGGGTAGATCATGCCTTCGGCAGATACGCGCTTTCCCTCGATGTCCCGCTTGTACCATACGGATTGAGGGTCGTACTGTGCGACAATTTCCGCAAATCTCTCGTCGGATATTGTCGCATTGTCGCGCATCAGAAACAGCTCGTAATTACAGCCGCCCGGCAATTCTCCGCGCTCCTGCTTTATACGGTACAGGTCGATATATTTTTCGTAGATCGGAGAATTCGGTGCGCTTGGGTTCAAGTCCCAGAAGAACTTTCTCAGCTTTGCCGCAGCGGTTCGATTGAACGCCTCCTGAATGAAAGTTTCATGGTGAAGGTTGACCTCCGTTGCAATCCACATGCCGTAACTGTTTCCTCGGATTCGCTTGAAGCTGTCTGCCTTTCCAGCTCCGGCAAAGATTACAATCTTCTCTCCCGTTTTCGTCCTGACGCGGATGCAGTCGTTTCCTCGATATTTGCCCCATGTGCAGCGCCCACGGAACTGGGCTTCAATGCCCATCCCGTTACAGTCCCCGATATTCAGCTTTGCCGTTGGTGATGTCGAAGCACTCGCAAGGTGTATCTTGTCCGGGCAAGTTTCAAGCTCGGTGCAGAAGGCGAAAACATTATCAACCGTCTTTCCGGCGCGAACAGCTCCCTCTGCGATGTTGTACATATTTTTGCGACAGGCGCGGATGTATGAGAGGTGCTTTGGGCTGAAAACAGGCACATATTTACGTGTCTTCATCGCCATATACCTCTTCGCGTGTCGCGTCAATGTCTTCGGTGTCAACATCCGCCAAGTCCATGTCTGCCGTCAAATCTTTATAAGCCGCCGTCAGATCGCGAAGCCGCCAGCGCTTCGATATGACCTCGCGCCTTCCTCCACCCTTCTCAGACTTGACGATGTCATTTGCGCTCTCCGTTCCGATGCTACCGGGCAGAGCGTCTATCTCACTCTCCAGCCGGAGAAGCAGCTTTGACCGAATTCTTGCAGCAATAACCGCGTTATTTGCAGCCTCGTCCGCTTTCTGCGCGACAATGCGCTCATTTGTCCTTTGTCGCACCTTTGTCGCGGTTTTGTCGCGGGTCTCTTTCCACTTTTCCGCTTTCGCTCTTCGTCCGACCGCGTCCTTTGAAATCCCGTACTTGTCAGCCAGATTGCGTATGGATGCGCCGCCTGCTATATACTCGGCTCTTATCCGCTCCCAGTCCACCGTCGGCACATCTTCGCACTCCCCTTTTACCTTTTTGCATGAGCATGGTAACTGTCGTACAGCGTCAATTCATCTTTCATTCTTTTGATTGCTTTTTCCAAGTCTCTTTTTCTGACAATTCCAGCATTTTTCGCTTCTTCCAGTTCTTTAATTTTTTTGACGTGTTGCTCTCTGGCTTTATCAAACATTAACAAGCACCGCCTTTTCGCCCGTCATAGTTTCCCATCTGTCGATGATCACATCAACATATTTCGGATCAAGTTCCATCACCCTCGCGTTTCGACCGTTCTGTTCACAGGCAATAATGGTCGTTCCAGATCCACCAAAGAGGTCAAGAACAATATCTCCGCCCTTTGTGTTGTTCTGGATCTGATAGTCAAAGAGCTTAACAGGCTTCATCGTCGGATGTTCCTTGTTTGCGAGCGGCTTATCGAATTCAAGAATCGTCGTCTGTTTTCTGTCAGATGCCCACAGATGACCGGCGCCAGACTTCCACCCGTACAGACACGGTTCATGCTTCCATTGGTAATCTTGTCTGCCCATAACAAGGGAGTTTTTCGCCCAAATGAGAACTTGACGAACTTCCCAGCCGACCATCTGGCACGCAGTTCTAAAGACAAGTGCTTTTGAATCTGCGTGCCAGATGTAGAATACTGCACCCGGTTTCATAACGGAGTCAGCAGCCGAAAATGCACTGGCAAGCATTTCTTTTAAGGAATCGTCGTCAAGCGCATCGTTCTTGATCTTGAGCTTTTCTTTCGTCGAACCAGTATAGTCAACCCCATAAGGTGGGTCTGTAAGAAGAAGGTCAACGTACCCCCCCTCACATAGTTTGGAAACACACTCTGGATTTGTGCTGTCACCGCACATTAGTCTGTGCCTTCCGAGCTGATATATGTCTCCAATCTTCGCCTTCGGTTCTTCTGGCAAAGAAACCTCATATTCATCCTCGTGTGCTTCCTCAATCTCCTGAGTGTCTGCGTTAAAATCATCGAACCCAAACTGCCCCATGTCGAAATCTTGGAGATCAAGCAACTCCTCGGAAAGCAGATCAGCGTCCCACTCCGCAAGTTCGCTCGTCTTATTGTCCGCCAGTCTGTACGCCTTGACCTGTTCTTCGGTCAGGTTGTCCGCGTATACAACAGGCACTTCCTTGCATTTCAGCTTTTTCGCGGCTTTGTACCGGGTATGTCCGGCAATGATAACTCCGTCCTTGTCAACGACGATGGGCTGCTGCCAGCCGAACTCTTTAATCGACGCGGCGACAGCATCAACCGCGCTGTCATTCTTGCGCGGGTTCTTCTCGTATGGCCGGATTTCCGACAGCTTGACGCGCTTGATCTCCATGATTTCGCCTCCCTGCACATCATCCTGAATCAGCATAAGCAACACCGCTCCCACTCTGCGTCCCTGTTGCGTTGCGTCCCGATCTGCGCCGGAGGTAAAGCACAAATCACCCCAAAACAAAAGCCGTGACGTTCGCCGCGGCTTTGCTGCTGATTATTTGCCAGCGTCCTGCGCTTTGCGCTCTTCGCTGATTTTAATGTTAGCACATGGTCGCACTCTATGTGTAGCTCCGACCGCTCTATAAGTCTACTGCAAATCGCCTATAATCTCCCTCTTGTACGCCCAGCCCGTGCTTTCAGCCAGCCCTTGACGTGCCGTCGCCTCAGTGACGGACAGTCCCTCGATAAAATACGCCTTGCAAAACTCTCGCACTCGACTGACCTTCTCAAGTGTTTCGATTTGCAGCACAATTTTGTCGATCACCTCAAGCGCCGCCGAAATTGCCGTAAGATATGCCATGCTTGCAGCTTGCAGTGCCTCGAAAGCCTTGTCACGCCGTATGACATAGGCCTCAAGCCCTGCACCGCTGGACGAGCCGGACGGCATGCCCGTGACATTTTGCGCCTTCAGATAGGCGGCTTTCTCTTCCTCATAGGCTTCTTCCGTCCTCACATACGCCTTGCGCTTTTTCCGCGTATCAAGCAGCGTGCGCTTGTCCGCTTCCGTCAACTGCATTATTAACCTCCTTTTTGTGTCTTTCTCTGAAACTTTAGCCAGCGCTCGTGACTGCGCTTTTTGCTTGTGCCCTCTAGGCAAGCCGTGTAGCGGTTTTCCAGCGCTTGCTTCCTGCCGTCCGCATACGCCTTGTATCTCTCGCATCCCGCGTGGCAGCCGACCTCGCGGCTCGCGCAGTCGCGGCATGGCGCGTCATTCATGGTTATCTTTCACCCCTATCAAATAATATCTCGGAAATTTTGTAACGACTTTTCGACCACATTGCGTGCAAACGTGAGTAAGAGTGTAGTATTCTTCATCATGCTTTGTTTCGGTTTGCACCCTCACGAAGTAATGTTGGCATAGCCTCTGCCTGATTCGCGTTATCAGCTTTTTCATGTTCTACCTCCGCATATCAGCCCCGCAGTTTGGGCAGAAGTTGGTCATTGCTGTTCGTGGCTCGTCCTAATAGCGCACTCAACTGCAGCGGCACTGGTGCTTTATCCGCGTACTTGCACACCTCCGGGAACTCGCTCGTCGGGCACACATCGCCGCAATACGGACACTCGCCATTGGTGCAGACACCCTCAAAATCGGCGTACCATTTACATTCCATCCACCATTTCCTCCGTTCCATCAAAAATCTCAAGTTGCAACTCGTCTTTGCTTTCTCCGCCTTTCCCTACCCACCAGCGCAAGACCGATTCGCCGTCCGTCCAATGCCTATTGATGGATTTTCCCGCTTTTCTTCTTGCGTCCAGCATCTCTTCAAAAGTGCGGATGTAAAATTTCTTAAACTGCGGGAAAAACTCAAGCTCTCTTTGCATGCTCGCAGAGCCGCCAAGCGGGCAGGCCACGCAGCCAAGCTGTTTGAATCCGCAATCGTACAGCTCGCAGTACGGCACATTGTAATTCCCACACGTCCTCGTCCGTCCATTCAATAATCGGATTGACAAGCGTTTTGTGCGTCCGATAGCA